CGGTTACTGTGGCACTAGTTGATACTAGTGCGCAAGTACTAGTTGGTGTGAAATAATCTTATTTTCATCCCCGATAACTACCATGACAGGTTATCGGAACATTACCGGCTATACCTACTCCCGATTCGACTCCGAATTGGAACCTTTAGGGACTAGCCATTTTCACGCAGTAAGACGCGAGATTGAACAAATTTATCGTGATGAATTCGCTTTAGCGATCATCCGCGACAATTATCCACTACTTTATGGACAACAACTTGAGGGTTGGGCTAGAAGCTTTTATACACTTGAGGGACACATGAAGGCAATCCACGCTTATTCTGCGCCTGATATACCATTCACGGCTTTACATCAACGTGTCTACTATGACGCGATTCAAGCCGTCCAGAATGAGTTACGTAGCCTTCCAATTACGAGGGCGTTCGATGTGCTCACTGAGCTCGATTTAGTTCATTATGAACAGTCTTCTGCGTCAGGTTACGACTACATAGGACCGAAAGGACCTATCTTGGGTGACAACCACATGAGGGCAATTAAACGTGCAAAAGCGACCCTTTGGTCAGCTATTAAAGATCCTGAAGAAGGAATAGACCACGTTATCGAGCATTCGGTGCCTGATGTCGGATACACCCGTACTCAACTCACAGATCTCACAGAGAAAACAAAAGTCCGAGGAGTTTGGGGCAGAGCGTTCCACTACATCCTACTCGAAGGAACTTCAGCTTACCCGCTGATTACCAACTTCGTCCAGGGCCAGACATTCTTTCACATAGGTGATGATCCAGCGTTGAGCGTACCAAAGATTTTATCTGAGATAAGCGGCCACTGCAAATGGCTAACAGCAGTAGACTGGTCAGGATTTGATTCATCAGTTAGTCGATTCGAAATTAACTTCGCATTCGATCTGATAAAAGAAAGACTCAACTTCCCGAACTATGAAACTGAACAAGCTTTCGAGATTAGCAGACAATTATTCATCCACAAGAAGATTGCTGCCCCAGATGGGAAAATCTACTGGTCACACAAAGGAATACCGTCCGGTAGCTATTATACATCAATTATCGGTTCGATTATTAATCGAATTCGCATAGAGTATTTATGGCGACTTAAATTTGGAAGAGGGCCAATCAAGTGTTATACACAAGGTGACGATTCATTAATAGGAGACAGTGACTTGTTTCCACCTGATGAATTAGCTATATTAGCTTCACCATATGGTTGGACGATCAATCCAGATAAAACTGAATATTCAACTTCACCTGAATTTGTAACTTTCTTAGGTCGAACGACACGAGGAGGATATAATGCACGGGAGTTAAAGAGATGTTTACGTCTCTTGGTTTACCCAGAGTATCCAGTTGAATCCGGCAGGATTTCGGCCTACAGAGCCCGGTCAATCGCCGAGGACAGCGGAGGTTTAAGTGAAGTAATCACTACTACCGCCAATAGGCTGCGTCGACAATACGGCATTGCATCAGAAGAG